CACTCATCTGCTTAAATGTATCTTTATTTGTAATTAACTTACCACCAATACTAGTAATAAAAGCAACCCTATCATTTGGATAATTAATAAAGGTAGATGTTGCCGCACCATGTATTTTTCCTTCTTCGTCTACTGCCACCAATAAAATCCAATTACCTGTACATACAAACAACTTAATTTGCTCTAGGGTATAGTCTTCGCTATCATGCACTAAAGCCATTTTTATATAGTTTTCAACTAAAGGCCATGCCTGCGCACAGTATTCAGTTTGAATGTGCCTAATAATCATTTAGGTAAATACTTATCCGCCTTAATTTGTTTAGCCTGTTTTGGTTTACCAGTACGAGCTTTACGTACATTATCCATCATCTTATAAAGGTGTTTAGCACCAGCATCAGTACTACCGTTGCCAAGATGGGACACCACATCGGCAGGGACAACAAACTCGCCTTCTGCCAAACGAGCCGGTTGCTTATGCGCAATGGTTGCTGGAATTTCGTCTGACATTCCATCGCCGGGTCCTTTAAGTAATCGTCCGCCATCGCTATAAGATCCTAAACTATATTCGGCTTTGCCTCCATGAGCCATGCCCATAATGCCACCCTCTGCCGCAGTTTTTGTACCACCGATACCTTGACTTTGCAATGCAGACAATGCGCTAGTTGCTTGGGTTGGATTAATGCCGTATTGATTTAATAAAGCTTGTGTTTGCGACGATAGTTGATTAGATTGCGCTTGATTTACATCTGCTGGGTTATATACAGATTGAGTAACCGAAGGAGTCATACCAGATTCACCTGTTCCACCAGTAGCTAATTTAGCAATACCGCCTTCTTTAGCTTGGAAATAAGGTTTATAGTTTGGACTTAATTGCGCACTCATAATACCGGGTACAGGTTTAGACTGACCAACAGTTGCTTGTTGGGTTACTCCGGGGTTATTAACATTATTACCAAACATGCCAGTGCTGTAGGCGATCATTGCCGCAGGGATACCGTAACCCAATAAATTTGAATTTGAAACACCCGGAATAAGTGAACTACTAGGTGGTGGAGGTGGTGGCGTAATCATGGCATTTTTAGCAACGTTAGTAGCCGCATTACTTGTACCAGCAGCCGTACTTGAATTACCAGCTTGGTTGGCAGCGTTAGCGGCATTAGCAGCAGTAGCAGCAGTAGCGGCACTAGAACTTCCACCAGCGGCGGCGGCGGCATCAGCAGCAGACATACCATAACTAGCTTGTAACGTAGAAGCAATTTGAGTAGAACTTAAACCAGCAGCTTGCATAGAAGCAACGTCAGCGGCAACCATATCTGCACCAGCACCGCCCCAAGAAGCGCCAGCTATACCTGCTGCACCACCACCAAGCAAAGCGCCGCCAGCGCCACCAATAAGAGCGCCACTAAGTACGTTTTTACCAGTAGCCCCTGCATAGATACCACCCGCTGCAGCGCCGATTCCGGCACCATACAGCATTGCTGTACCAACTCCAATATCAACGAATGCCATACTAGTTTCCTTCCAATAGCGGATTCTCGACGAACATAGCTTCTAGCTTTTCCACATCGGTTTCGTCGGTTGCAAAAATATTCTGAAATACTACAGTTTCGATTATGTGCGCTACTTTACGACCCGGTTTTCCTACAAAAGTAGTAGGCGCAACTAACTCTACAACGCTGCCGTCTTCTTTTAATAACTGCATACGTCCTTGTAACATTACACACAGATGCTCAGTTTTATGGGGCTTACCTACAATTACAGACCCAGCTGGCATAGTAACTTCTTTAACGTACATACCCGGACCAAAGTAATGCTTTTCTGTGCATTCTACTTGTGGCAATTCCCGAAGCTGTGGCAATATAGCTTCTATCTTTTGACGGGTTTGCTCAATTACTTGGCTCATAGCGTAGCCATCATTTTAAACTGTGGGTTATCGGACTGCTGGGGCTGAACACCAAACTCTTGGGCAGCTTGCATAAATACCGGATCAGCATCTTTATCATAAATAGTATGGATACCTGCTTTACGCATTAAATTAATAAAGTGTTTAATATCTTCTTTGAGCTGAGCTTCAGTATCAAGGGTAAAGAAATGAATCTGTGCTACACCATTACCTAAGTGCTTGATTGCTAAAATAGAATTTTTAAACTGTTGAAGTTGCAAACCTTCCCCAATTTCTTTTTGTACAGCAGCCATACCTTGCTGCAATGGAATACCACGGTTTTGAAAGTAATTAGTAAGGATTTTTACCGCACTTGCGGATGGTTTGTTAGGGGCTTGTGCAGGAACAACGGATGGATTAAGCGCACCGATTCCGGCATTGTTTCCACCCATAGCTGTATGCATTAGTAACGCTTCACCGATTCCAGCCATAAACGGCCTCCTTAAAGACGAATTTATAGAAGTTTACCATTTAAACCCCCGTTCCGGAAGCGTTTACCCATTTTACGCCATTCCACCATATAGGATAGTCTAAGGTCGTATCAAAGAAAAACTGCCCTATTTGTTGATTTGCAGTGGGTCTTTGGGATGTAGTACCGTGACTTGGCGTAGCCGTTGCTTGGGAATAGTTATTTAACTGGTTAAAATATAGTCGTAAAACGTTTAATATCTGGTTTTCAAAAGACCCACTATAAACATCCGGAGCCACCGGTAAGTTTGGCGGGGTTGGAACTAACGGAGTGCCGTTATAGTTTTGATAGTTTACTGTAGCCATTATCTACGTCCATCCGGTCTAATATCTATACGTGGTGCGCCTAGTTGCCAAGCTACTCCTAAGCCGGTAGATTCAATCCTAAATGCCATTTGACGACCCCTTAATCGGGTATAAACTTGACCTGTAAACTGGTTGACCGTATAGGCTGGTGCAATAGCAAAATTTTGACTACTTTGAACCGTGGGGTTATCTGCAACTCCGTAAGCCGAACCAGAATACTGGCGGGGTAAAACCTGCATGGTTACAGATGGCTGATTAGTAGTAGAGCTATTAAAGTTAATATCAGGAATAATGCGCCATACAAACCCAAATTGTTGCCCATCACCAATATCAAAATCTGAAGATTGTATGTATGCGTCTATAGGTTTAGATACAGAAGTAGATAAATCATCGTTACCATTTTCATGGTAAAGCAAGCGGCTATTATAATCTGCGGCCACTGGATACTGAACAATACCGGTTTGATACCAAGCGCTACGAGCCATACTTCCGTAGTACCAAACATTATCTAAATAGTTATATACAACGTATTTGTCAATTTGTGTTCCGTTACTAGAATTGCTAACGTAGAACCACCATACTTCGTTGAATCCTTCATTAGCACCGGCAAATACTTGGTAAGATTGGCTAGCGTTTAAATCTTCAAAAACATACTGTTTTAGTGAACAAGGTAGGGTTTTTACTGTACCGTCATACATATAGAAACGGTCTCGTCCCATCCAGTAGGTAATATTATTTACCGTAATCATGGCATTTGGACCCATAACAGATATGTTATCCATCAAAATCTGGAATCCCCAGACATATGGAGCGCCAATATACTGCATGGAATAGAGGGCAGAATCAGTCCAAACGAGAATCTCCTGACGGGTTGAACGTGCGCCAATAATCTGTGATCCGTTTGTTAAAGTATATTCACCTGACTGGTTAGTTAACTCTGGGATCCATTGATAAGCATTTGCTTGGTCAGACCAACGTACTAACATAGAGTTAAACGTAGTATTAGGATTACCCGGAGAGTATGAATTTGCACCAAAACAAATAATAAATTCTTGAACTGCGGAAGTAATGACTTGATAAGTTTCTTTGGGAACAAAAGCTCCTGCATAGGAAACGTTATAAGAGCCAGAATTAGAAGACGTAGTGCTTTGTGATATTGTAGCTACCCCAGTAACGTTGTTAATAGCTACAATATATGTGTTTGCCGGTATGCCGGAACCCGTAATATACATATAAGGGTAAACATAAGGGGCATTTGCTGATGTTATTGTGATACTCGTTGTGCTAGCACTAAATGTAGTTGCATCAGTTAAAAGAGTAGTAGTATTAGCTAAAGAGCTTAAATACTGCGCACGAGTACCCAGACCATTAGAGTCTTGCCAATAAAATACTGGACCGCCACGGGGAGCAATAACAAGGTCAGCGCCAAAGTTATCGTTAGACCAAAGCCTTAATTGTTCACCAATTCCCGTAGATGCGGCAACGCCCCAGCCAGTATTACTAGAACTACCCGTACCATAAAACCCGCTCCAAGGACCTGCACCCCAACCAGTACCCGTCTGATAAACCGCTAGACCTGTTGGGTATTCATATTGAGCTGTAACCGTGCCACCACCTGTAACAGTAGATGTAGCTGTGCTAGAAGCCGTAATAGAGTATGCAGTTGAGCCATATACTGCAGTAACTGCATAGTCACCAGATATTAAAATACCGCCAGCAGAACTAGCACCAGAAAAGACAACGTAATCACCACGGCTAGGGCTATAAGTGCTGTCCGATACAATAACAGTTGAAGAACCCGAAGATGTAGTAAATGGGTTGGTAAGCGTACTAGTCTGGACAATAGGCGTAATGTCGCTATAAGTACCACCAAAATAAATGTAGTACTTGGTGTTTGTACCTAAACCAATATAAGTATTACCTGTGCCTACGCCAGTATCAGACCAAGCCCAAAGAGACCTGCAGATACCGTTATATTGATTATTGGTAACCTGAGTCCAACCGCCAATTTTTTCTGGTAAGCCAGAACGAAACCTAATTTTGTCCCCGTCGTACCAGCCACCCTCATTAGAGTAAATAGTACCTTCACGGTTTAAGCCGGGTCTAAATTGTAGTTTCTGTAATGGCATACGGGTTTACCCTAGGATTTGTTTTGCTTTAGTTATTTTAGCAATTCTGTCATCTAAGCCTAGTGTACCGCCGTTAATGCGTTTAGTCATCTGTCCATAATCTTGGGCATCAGCCAATTCATTTAAACCGTGTTTATTCCAAAACCAGCCAGCAGATAGTGTTGCACCTTTAGGCATAGCTAAAAGTTCTGGATTAGTAATTAATGAAAGACCTAGGGCATCACCACAGTTTTTATAGTTATCACGTCCAGTTAGCTGAATAAGACCTCTGCCATGGTAAGCCCATCCATCGCCATCTTCTGTGTTGCCCATGCGTCCTGCATAAACTTTGTTAGCGATTTTTTCTGGATTGTTTGCAAATTGTTCAGCCACATCTCGACTAGGAAATCTTGAGGGCCATGTACGCATAAGTCCATCGGCAGAGTAATGAAGGTTCTCTTCCAAAGTTCTGAAATTGTTTGATTCATGTTGGCATTGTCCTATAAAAGAAGCCTGACGCTGGGTCGTGCTAATGTTGTATTTAATAAAAGTATCAAGCAAAGGCTGAAGCCATTTCTCATCAATACCTAGTGCTTTTAAATTATCTACGTTCATATAATCCGATCTGTTGATTTACCCAGTCTTGCAGGGATATTAGTTGTTGGGTTGTTGCGGCGCATTCTTCGGCAACAGATAAAACGTTATGGGTTTCTCCATTAACTGTGATGGTGGCGTTGGGGGTTGAGGACACTGCACCGCTACGGGTGTTGAGCATCCTGCCATACATAGTATGGATATTAGCAATCCTAGCTTCATACGCATCTTGAACTCCTTTAGTAATTAATTGCGCTTCTTTCTCTTTGGCTGCGGTATCATCTGCTTGCTTTTGCGCCACAATAGTTTGCTCATCCACATAATGAACAAAACGCAAATGCTCAACGTAGTAACCGCTAAATACAAGAGCAAGATATAGTGCAATTTTGTAGTAACCACTAAACCCACCTGTAAATAGAGAAATTAAAAAGCTCATTGTGGATCCGGCTCAGTATCTTTTTTCATCATAACGGCAGCGCCATGCGCACCAGAAATAATACCGATAGCTTGAGCAAATCCCATTAAGTCCATAGCGCCATTATGAAACGCATTCCATGCAGCACCGGCAATCGTAGCTACTGTTGTAGTTACCCAAGACCAACGACCTATATCGTGTGTTTCGTTATCTTTACCAGTAACCAAGTGTTTTAAAAAGTCTACCATTTGTAACCCCAAGTTAAATACCATGCAATAACTGCAGCTATTAAAAAACAATAAAACTGCACCCTACGTACTTCATTTAAATCATGTTGAAAATCTTCGTTATCTTTTCTTTGAAGGTTCTCAATATCTAATTTAATCTTCAATACTGCTTCCCATTCTTTTGCGCCATACTTCTTTACAAAATCAATCTTTAGCTTTGCTTCTTCTTCACTAATTTGTTTCTTTTGTTTCCAGTCTTCCAATGCTCTTATTAACGCATTTTGTTTTCTAAACTCTGCTTCTCTTCTTTCCCTAATCCGCTCTTGTGCTTTCTGGTGAGCTACGGCTGTTCCGTCTTTTTGGATACCTTCTATACTTTTGGTTAAACCTTTACCCGCTTCACGACTTGCGTCCAAGCTTTTACTTAGAGTCTTTGCTCCTTCGGTTAAACCAAACGGATCCATATGCGCTCACTTTTTTGCACCGTTCCTTACGTCTTAATAATGAAGTTGATACCAAGGAATGGGGAAATGGTAGTTGCTGCAGTGCCAGAACCTGTATTAGAAGTTGATATTCCAGTAAAAGCTGTATTAGTACCGCTGCTTGGGGCACCATAGTTGCTACTAGACCATTGATTTCCCCCTTCGCTAGGTAGCGCTGGTATAGCATAAGTTTGTGTAGTATGTGCGTGGCCCGGGTCGTTAATCCCGTGATTGTGGGCTGGTAAGTTTGATACACTTAAAGTTGTTGTTTGAGAACCACCAGTTTGACCAATACTAGTAGCGATAGTGCCAATACCTAAAGCCATGCGGTCTGTATAGTTTGGTAGGTTAAATGTAGTTGATCCATTACCAGAACCAAATGTTGTACCTATAACACTAAATAAAGCAGAGTAAGTAGTGCGAGATACGGCACTACCATTACATAATAAGAACCCAGTAGGCGCAGTGGTAGTAGGCCACATTGCAATCGTTCCGCTTGGGAAAATAACTAGTGAATTAATAGTATTTTGTACGAATGCCGTAGTAGCTAAATTGGTAGAAGCATCTCCAGTAGATACTGTTATTCCAGTTGCGGTACTATTTGCAGAAAAGGTTCCATTAACAGTTAAATTACCTGTATCAGTTAATCCTGTAGCAGTTAAAGTTCCATTAACTTTAAAATTACCTGCAGAACCTGTTGCTCCCGCATAAAACCCTGTAGATCCATCACAATAAACTTCCGTAGTTACTCCGTTAGGAATAAGCAGGGGGCTACCAGTAGGTGTTCCACTAACGATTCCTTGAATATAAATTGACTGTCCGCCAGTAGATTGGTTAGAAATAATGTAAGTTTTATTTACATATGGTGCGTAAACATAACGGGTTGCAGATAAAGTGACAGAGCTAGGAACAACGATAACTTGATTGCGGGCTTCGTCCGATGTGCCGTTAAGGTTTGATAGGGTGTAATTAGAATCACCCATAGCAGTTAAGTAGTCTACCCCAGTAACGGCTTGTTCAATTAAATTCCAGTTGGTATTAGTTGTGTCGCCCCAAGTACCGGCAAGGTCACCATCCCCAATTAGGGTTATTTTTAACGAGGTTGAGTACGATTCTGCCATGATATATCCTTATTGCGTATTATTAATTACCACCCAGTTGGGCGTCTGTGTATTTCCAATATTAGCCCAAGTTGTTGATTCTGTGTTGTTTATTGGGTTAAACGTAATAGTATTGCTATCGTTAATTTGGAACCAACCAGTAACGCCATTAATTTCACCAAAAATAACGTTTTCCAAAACATTTACATTATAGTTGGCTTGGGATGTATTAGCATCAGCAAAATTGACGTTTTCCACTTGAGAATAGAATATGTTAAGAATAGCCGTCTGGGTAGAGGCAAATGTTATTGGTTCTGTAACTTTGTCGTAATAAACCGCTTGGGTTACGTTAGAATCGGCAAAATTAACGTTTTCTGTTATTGAGTTAGTAAATGTTGATTGCTCTGAATTAGAGTCGGCAAAGCTGGCTGTTTCCGTAATGGTTTCTTGAAAAATTACCCCTAGGGAGAATAAATCAGTAAACGTAAAGTTTTCAGTCATGGACTCTAACAATGCAGCTGATATGGTATTGGAATCGGCAAAACTAAAATTCTCTGATTGGGATGCAGCAAAGGAGGCGGCTATAGACTCGCTATCAGCAAAGCTTAGGTTTTGGCTTATTGACTCTGCAAACTGGGCTGTTATTGCTGGGGTGTCGTTAAAACTAAATGGTTCGGAAATGCTTAATGAAAATTGACCCGCAATAGTTGGGGTATCTACAAGGTTAAAGTTTTCGCTTATTGAGCTAGCAAACGCCGCCGATATAGATGGGGTATCAGCAAAGTTAACGTTTTCAGTTACAGACCCAGCAAACCCGCCAGAAATAGCTAATACATCAGCAAAACTAACATTTTCAGATACAGAAAGATTAAAGGCGTTACCGCCTAACGCAGCAAAAGGAGATTGAGCAAAAGCTGCGTATCCAAACATTATCCGACTAAAGCCTTAATTTCATCTGCAGTTAAACCAAGCGCAGTTAATTTAGCTAGTGCAGATGCCTTTGCAGCGATAGTATCTTGTTCGGCTTTTTCTTCAGCAGCTTGTAATTCGGCTAATTTAGCTTGTGCCTGCGCCATGTCATAAGCGACTTCTTGTTCGTCTTTATCGTAAGCTATATCGCCACGAATGGTAACTACAGAAGGATTAAGTGCAAAAATTGCATCGTGTAAATTCATCATTGTGCAATCTCCATAAGAGTAATAGTTGATGGATTTTGATTAATACAAAAATATGCAGTTCCAGCATTAAAACTAGCAAAATATACTGTATATGTTGTTAATGATGTAGAAGCTGGAGAATCTAAATATGTTTGTGCAATTTGTTCATTTAATTGATTTACAGTTGGGCCATTTAAATATGTGCTTGTTGGATTTATAGAAAAAATTGAAGAACCACCTCTCCATAATTGAAGAACAACACCATTTCCGTTTGCAATAATTCCAGTTGAACAACTAACCATTACAAGAATTTTACTTGTAGAAAATAAAGGTGTAATTGAAGCAGTTAAACTTGTTGCTACTGGGCTTGTAGATGTTGTAGTTGTTTGAGTGTTATAAGTAGCATTAACTACTTGCAACACTGCTCCAGCGCCCATCATTCCTGTTTGAACTTTAGTTAGTGCCATCTGCAGCCTCCGGTGTGTTACCTTCTGCAAGCCAAGCTAGGTATTGCTGGTAATCGGTATTGTCTGGGTCGAATGGGATGCCTACTGGATTGGGGTCTAATCTTGTAACAAAATTAGGGGTAACCAAAGTATTACCTAATAGAATTTGATTTGGTAATTTATACATTTTATAACTCCGCAGATGCAGTAAAGTTTCCTGCATTAAAAATTACATAACAACGAGTGCCAAGCCCAACATTAAAAGAACCATTTATTAATAATACAGATGCGTTTGGAATTACAGTAACCGTTGGAGAACCAATACTTGCACCAGATGAAGAGTTTACACTTGGTCCGGTGACAGAAGGTATTACTCGCATTGGAGGAATACTAGCAATAGGTTGAGTTAAAGGTGCTCCTGAAGTTGTAGAAACAGCTTCTATTACTTGTGATGCAGTAACCGCAGATGACCAAAAATAACGCTGACATAAAGCCAACTCTGTACCAATACTACGCACTTCAAAGTTTGTTGCTGTAGTGCCGACTTCAAGTTGAACGCCAGTAATGTAGAAGGTTGCAGAACTTGTGTTAGATAGTTTTGTTCCGCCTGTTAATCCTAAATAATTACCTGTTTGCCAACCGAGGCCTGCATTACTGGACTGAGTTGTTCCAACGCCTAAGTCCCAATAAACAGATATGCCAATTCCATTAGTTGTTAACCATGTTCCGCTAGTATCTCCAGCAATAGTTATGGTTTTATATTCCCATGTGTTTGCAGAATTGATTGTGTAAGATGTAATGTAACTTCTGCTATTTGCAGAATTTTGCAAAGCAATTCCGTATGTTCCAGTAACAGAACAGTTAACCCAAAACGATAACGTCAATGTTTTTGCTGTAGATAAACCAAAATCTAAATCAGCGCAATTTAATCCTTCAATAGACTGATAGAAAGTAGAGTAGTTTGTTGTTCCTGGCGCACCACTTGTTCCAACTGAAATTAAAACACTATTTTTAAAATTTGCTGGAACAACTGATGATTGCGTAACATTAAACACAGGATTTGAACTAAAATTTCCACGCAACAAATACCATCTATCTACTGTATATCCGTTTGCATTACTTACAGTTGCACCAGCATTTCTTTGGTCAATAACCATAGCACCATTGATGATGCGGTTCTTAAACCCTGTGCTAACTCCGGGTGAGCCTAGCTGAGAAAGGATATTTGATGTTGTCATTTAAGTTGGTCTTCCGTAGGTCTAGCAAGAGTTGGGTGATTCCATGACTTAATATAGTCGCCAGCACCATTAGAATCATTCTGTAATGTAATTACAGTCAAAAAGTCCTGTTGTGTAAGACTTGGATATAAAGCTATGATTTTTTCGTATAACATTATGCTGTCCTCACCATTGCTGCTTGAAAATATGTTTGAGTTTGACTGCCATAAAAAGATGGTAAAGATACAGCAGTTAAATATCCATATAATTCAAGATAATCCGTTGTGCCATTCATATAAATTAAAGCACTAGCGTTAGTAATTGTTGTTGCTGGTGCTGCTGCTGGATAACTGTAGTTTCCGTATTTAAAACCTGTACCATTTTTGTAAATTCCAACAACTACAGTCACATTTCCAGAAGATGAATAAAAATAAATATTACCTGTTACTTGATAATAACCAGCCACATTAGGAGTAAACCGATAATTAGTGGTGTTGTCATAGCAATTTGCTGTATCAAACTCTTTAGTATTGCATTGCACTTTAGTAAAAACGCTATTAGATATACTTTGTGTTGAACTTAAATAAGCACTAAACGCTGGCATATTACCGCTAACCATTACTGTGCCAGTAGCGCTGGGGAATGTGGCTGTATTGCTACCCGGTGTATTTAAAGTAGTAATTGTGCTAAGATATGAATTGGCTACAGAATTTGCCGTTGCAGGGATAGCGTTTAATACTGAAGATACATAAAAGCTCTGCGTAGTAATAAGGTCGCCAGCAGTTGCGCCAGTAGTCAAAACCACAGTAGTACCGTTAGTCGCAGTATAGTCGGCAGAGCCTAGCAAAACACCATTGCGGTAGACACTAATAAATCCTACTGTATAGCTTGGTGGGGTAAATGTAGTCTGTCCTGCGGTTGCAGTAAATTCGGTCTGGGTGCGGTATGCTGTGGTCGTTACGCCAGATGCAGGGATACCAAGATAGCGGGCTGAGATATTTCCTGTACCAGTTGGGGGCGCAGCCGAGAATGTTAGGGTTGTACCGGATACTGAGTAGGTAGATGGGTCTTGAACTACACCAGATATTGCTACGAGAACAGATGCCGTATTAGCTGGCGCTACACTCATTGTAAAAGATGTAGCTGTTCCCGTTCCACTGAACGTATCTGTTAAAAATGCTACCTGATAAGGTGAAGAACCGATATATGGCATTACGCTAATTGCTCCGCAGTTGGTTTAGCTAGTGTAGGGTGTTCCCACTTGGCTATATAGTCGCCTTTGCCGTCGCTATCGTTTTGCAAATGGATAGTGGTTAAAAAATCGTTATCCGTTAATTGGGGATAAATTGTTTTAATTTTGTCGTATAAACTCATTATGCTGCCCTCACTAAAGTAGCTTGAAAATAAGTTTCATTTACAGGGCCGTAATCAATATTTTGAGAAGAACCTGAATTTTGAAAAGCATAAACTTCTACATAGTCTGTAGAACCATTTAGATATACTAAACAAGAACCAGTTAAAAATGTATATTGACCACTTGTTTGCATCCTGTTGCCAACTTTGTATGCAGAACCATTTTTATAAAATTGAAAATAAGCAGCATTAGCACTAAATCCAGTAAAAGAAATATTGGCATTTAATTGGTAATAACCAGCAACAGTAGGGGTATAAGTAGTATTACTTGTAAAAGATGAAGTGGTATCCCATTCTTTTGTTTGAAATAAAACTTTAGTATTGGTGCTATTAGATACAGATTGTGACGATGTATTGTATGCACTAAAAGTAGGCATATTACCGCTAACCATTAAAGTACCCGTAGACCCTGTAGAAGTTGCATCTATTACGCTAACTGACATTACACACCTACCTTTGCTTGTAATGCAGTAATAGTAGCTGCTTGTGCATCTACTTTAGCGTTTAGTTCTTTGATTGAAGCTACCAACAATGGAATAATGTCGGTATATTGAAGTCCCAATACACCATCTTTTTCATTAACTGCTTCAGGTAATACTTTTTGCACATCTTGGGCAATTAAAAATGGATGATTTATTTTTTCAGGGTCATCAATATAGTTGCCAATTACTGAACGCAAAGAAACAACTTTAGTTAACGCATCGAAAATTGGAATTAAATTTTCTTTTTTTGTTTCATCTGATGTTGCTGACCAAGAAGTTGCTCCATCAGCCACATAAACACCAACGTTTGATTGATTGTAAACGTTCCAACTATTTCCAGCATCAACTCCACTTCTCCAAAACTTTCCAGCAGAAGTAGCAGTATTTCTTTGATACATAGTTGCATAATTAGAACCACCACCTACCACATTTAATACTGGTGCTGGATTAGATGCAACTAACACACTTGTAGTTCCAACCAACAAATTACCACTAGTATCAATGCGCATTTTTTCTGATGTGCCTTGAGAAAAACTTAATGCCCCAGCTCCGCTACCGCCTGATGTAAATAAAGAAAACCCATCACCCTGATGCCCTAACAGTAATTCTGATGAAGAACCACTATTGTTTGTTCCTATTTGAAGGTTATAAACCCTTCCATTTGGTGCAGAAATAGTTGTAGTACCAATACCCACATTCTGTGATGTATCAACATATACAGCAGTAGTAGGAGTAGAGCCTGTCTGCAAAGACAAAGCTGAGTTACCGCTTTGTATATTTGTAATTGTTCCAAGCTGCGCTGTATTTACCGTCCCCGCTGCTGGCTGGATTAAATTAGTCTGTAAACTCGTATACTCAACCCAAATGTTATTAGGGGTTGTTGAGTTAGCTGGAGGAGCTGATGTAAAAGTTAATGTTGTACCGGATACGGTATAAGCGTACTGTGGATTTTGAACTACGTTATTGACGCTAACAATAATCTGTGCCGCAGATACTACAGCGCTAGGTAAGGTAAATGACGTAGCTGTGCCGTTGCCTGAAAAATAAGCAACTTGTGGGGCGTATTGCTGGACGGAGAGCGAATTGCCGAGATATGCCATTATTGTGCCGTTAAGACTGATACCCAACAATCCCCAGAACTAGCGGCGCTATTTTGCACACTAAGCGAGTCTGAGGTATTCATAACTACTCTGTTACCTTGAATACATTCTATAGTACCGCCGACTGGAACTGTGGCTTGATATACCAGATAGTAGTTTACTGCACTACGAGTAATGTATACAGAGGTTGTAATCGGTGAAGAAGTCGTATTAGATACTAAAGCACTAGCAATCGCAATCGTTCCTGCTGTTACGCTAGAAATTACGGTAGATGCCGCAGTACCTACGTTCTTTGCTGCATACGAGGTATTTGAATAAGTAGTCATGTTAGCCCATCATAAATGATAAAAAGTACGCAACGTCATTAGAAGCGCCGGCAGCCCAAACTGGGGGTGTGCTTGAACCTTGCGAAGTTAAAACCTGTCCAGTCGAACCATATTGTCCGTTAAACGCCACTGCACTAGCAGCGTTGATTGTCATTGCATCAGTAGTTAAATTGTTAATTACAAAGTGAATAGCATTAGAAGTATTAGTACCAATTGCTAAGTCTGTGCTTTGTGAATATAAATATACTACTCCGGGTGAATTGAATACGCTTCCTGATGCCGAAAACGTTGAGCTATTAATACCAAAGTCGCCGTAGTTGGTAGTAGCTGTACCACCGTTTGAGCTAACAATAATATCAGTTGATGCGCTTGTGCCGTTGTTAGTGTTTTGGTAAATAACTTGAGCATAACTATTGACGTTAGCTGAATAAGAAGCCCAAATACCCGTATCAGAATAATTGATAGTTCCGTAAGAATAAACGCCAGAAGAAGCGGTAGCCGTAGGAAACGCCGTAGATGTTGCAGTTACCGTATTTAATGACGCATTAGATCCTGTATAAATAGCTTGTTCTGCAGGGTAGGTAACAAAAACCGTTAAAGTATTTGAGGTGCTAAAACTAACTTTAGAAGGTTGTGTGCCAGCGCTATTAGATAAAACCGTAGTTCTTTGTAGAGCATTTGGAGTTCCAGCAATAACTGTACCAATGCCTACTTCCCATGTAAATGCAGTAGGGTCATAAATTGTGTAATACGTTGTATTGTTATTACCAATGCCAGAAACAAAAGACTGATAGCCGTTTACCGCACCAGCCAGACTAACTGAGCCAGTACCGGTACTAACGGTTCCAGTTTCTTGGACACGATCTGCAACGATGAAGGTCATTTAAGCCCCTTAGCTTGTTGCAGTAGTCGTGTACGTTACAGTGACGGTATCTCCAGCGGTAGTAGTCTTAGCTACAGAGAACGCACCAGCGCTCCATAAAGTTCCACTTGAAGTATTAGTAAACGCTGCAGTAGCACCTGTACCAGTCAACAAGAAACAACCAGCTACCGTACCACCAGCGCCCGCAATCGTATACGTTACAGCAGTAGCAGCGCTAGAAACAATATTAGTACCAGCAGCAGTTGCGTTGTTTCCAGTTGCAGTTGTAAATACGGCTGTACCACGTTGGGCTGTACCGGATACGGTATAAGCAGTAAACTCAGTCCAGTCAGAGTGTGATGCCCAAGTGTCTGTAGGGCTAAATCCGGTATAAGTACCGATCAATCCTAAGTATGGACCAACGATAGCAGTAGCGCTAAAGAAGGTATTGTTCATTGCAAGGATTTTGCCTTGTTGAACAACTTGGTTTTCAATACTGTCTTCCCACTTAACGTTACCGTCTTTATCGTGGCAAATTACATGGTAGTAACCATCAGCCGCTACGTTTTCTAAATTGGCAGCATTAGCTTGTAGTGTCGCTACAGCGTAATCGCCAGATCCTGTAAATTCTTTATGCATAATTACTCCTAGTCTGGACTACTATAGTTGATACTACTACTAGTAGTACCGAGGGTTAAAATTGCGGACGAATAATTCGCTGCCGGAAATTGTATGGTAAAGCTAGTTGTACAAGTCTTGTCTGACCCAAAATTTAATACAAAACACGCTGCACCTGTAGTTGCATTGTATACTAATGCCCCCCTAGCGGTAAAGGATGCTGGGTTCCAAACCGCATTTTGGAAAGATACGTAGGTGATGTTATATTGGTTGTTTTGAGTGGGTGGTACAGAAATAGTCAAAGGTAACCCACCAGCCGTATATCCTGTGCCAACAACTTCATTTACAGTTGTATAAGCTGTAGTTTGCTGACCTAAGTTTGCTAGCCCAGTATATAAAGCAATTTTATAGTTGCCAGTAGTGAAATTTTCATTCCCATTTAGCAAATTTTGCTGAAAAATCGTGCAGGATGTTTGGGTAATCATGAGACCACATTACCTTTAAGATTAATATTAAGCTTGGTTTGACCATCTCTGTAGGCATCACCACGATCAAGACCGTCACAGAAGCGTCTAAACTCTAATAGGGCTTCTTGATATTTAGCCTCGTAATTTCCAACAATATCAGCTTCACCCTTCATAAATAACTGGGCTTCACGCATAGCACCATAGAACAGCACAGGGTCATAATTATCGCCAAGCCAGCTAGTTCCAGTTGTATTAGATACGCTGGAAACGTTTACAGTAAATCCTGAACCAGTACCTGAACCAATAGAAGAAGAGCTAAAACTAAGCGTATCCCCCATAACATAAAAGACACCGCCATCATTAAGAGTAATATTGGTTACTGCGCCAGAAGACCCTACTGTAATTGTAGCTGTAGCATTTGAGCCATTTCCACCGGTTAAGGGTACTTCTGGATATACGCCGGGAGTGTAGAGCGATCCAGCATTAGTAATTGAACTAAACCCATTAATAATACCCTGCACAATAGTAGGTGGGTAGTAGTAATAATGCATCTCAATAGGGTAAGCTTGGTCGGGTGCGGGTGCAACCATAATAGTCATTTCATTGACATTACCATATTGGGAACCAAAAAGAGCGTAGTATTTAGGAGTTCCAGTTGGCGTTCCTTGGTATGCAACACCGTTATTGGCGGCGTATGGATACGCTTGGCGCATGAAGTTAACATCTTTATTAATCAGATAGTTATACATCCCCGTAGTTGGATCTATAACTGCAAAAGAGTAATTTGCCAGCCAGTCAATAGGGAGAGCCACATATTGGTTACCTGATGTCATAGTACCAACTACGTTCTTACGCAGTGATGGTACGTTTACTGAATTGTATATACGAGTTTCAGCCTGTTGGACAAACTGAGGAATGTCCTTAACAAATAACGCCTCAGTGTTCTCGGCGTAGTCTTGTATCAGTTGCTGAAGCTGTACGTAATTCATTATGCCATTGGACCTCTAGACATACGACCTTTAGTTGCAGCGCCAGCGCCACGCATTTCAATACCATCAGTCTTAGGACCACGAGTATTATTACCAATAGAAACACGCATAGCAGGCATGCCACCCGGCGTTACTTCGTCTGCTTTTAAAGTATTAGGATCAGTTGCATAGCAAACACCTAACTCTACATCAGAAGTACCAATTTCTTTTCCTGACATTTTATGTGGCTTAGCGTACTCGCTAGCCGGTTTAACGTTTTTAGCCATATTAACGACCTCTTGAGCTTGACTTCTGGTTCATAGCACGAGCCATATTACGACCCATAGCTTTTTCTTGGGCGCTAGTTACACCGCCTTTAGCCATTTTATTAACCATTTTTTTAGCCATGCCGCCTTTTTTGAGCTTGTCTAAGTTAGTACCTTTGCCGCCCTTATGCTCTTGAGCATCATGCATTTTAAATGCTTTCTTAACGATAGCTTTATCTTGCTTGATATCTTCTTTCATGCTTTCCATCTTTGCCATGTTACTACTCCTTAAGTTGTTACTACGGTTACTGTGCCTATTGTAATGGCTAAATTCAAATCATTGGGGCTAAATGCATCTGCAAAACCCTGTGCCCCGCCTACAGGATTCCAACCCCACTGGGTCTGTCTACTACCATCGCTAGGATACCCAGCATTAGTTACACTGTTACTAGCGTTAGGGTTTACATATAACCCTGTATTTCCTGACGAATAATAGCTTACATCCGGTCTTGGGTCACGCACTCCTTGTGGGTCATTTACAGGGTATAGACCAAGTTGTAACTGTGGTTGATCTGGATCCCAGCAAGTAGGGCAAACCTTAATGTTAAATGGGTGTGTCTTAATAATCTCAGTTTTTAACTGATGCAACTTATACCTTTGCCCACACCGGTCACATTCGGCTATCGAGTGCTTGCCAGAAGCAAACTTAGATGCGGTCATAATTACCTAGAGTAAAACAAATTACGTGGAACCATACGCCAAGACGCTTTTTCCCTGTCCTCGTCGGCGGCTAATTGGAACTGCTGCTCATAGTCTGCTTTTAATAAAGGGATACGGTTCATATCAATATTAGGTAATTTCATAGCTAAATAATAAGCTAATCCTGCAGCCATACAAGGAATAAACCGGAATGGGATATCCTCGGTATTAACTCCCGTGCCAGAGTCCTGTATGCGACGCATACGCCAGTAAATAAACTGATACTGAGTTCCCGGAACCCCTGTAGGCCAAATATTGATATTGGGTAGGTAGTTGTTATATACCAAAGCCCCAGCTGAATGAGACGCAGCGGTAGTGCCGTTCATCCCACGGTAGCAATTTAAAAGCTGATTAGCCTGCCCATTTACAGCAGTGCCTAAGTTTTGGTACAGAATAGTTTCGCCGTCAATATTAATATAGCCTTGGCTACGCATATTGGCAGTTGACGTTACGTTAATAGTTGTATCCGTAGACGCTATAGGGTATCCGCTTGCTACGGTGGTCACTGGTGTCGAGTCAACGTTTCCTGATTGGCGGTCAATCCAAACTTGAATAGGACGTCCATAAGCATTTTTAGTTGGTAAATCAAGGTAATCATCTGCAGAAATACGGGTGATGTTAATATCAATTTGATTTTGTCCTGAACCTTGACGAATAACGTGGTCGTATAAATCGATTGTATCTACAGGAATTGGATAGCTAATCTGACCTGCATTGATATTGATAGGAATTTGCCCCTGCTCAATAGTCCAAAGATTTATGCCACGATTCGCCCACTCAATAGTGAGCATATTAAAACTACGCTGTGCCGTTCTAAAATCGTAACCAGAACGGGACTGTGAACCACAACGCTCAAAAGCTTCCTCAATGAGGTCGCCCATGTCTAAATTGAACGATGTAGTTCCTGAAGTAGCCATTACTTAGCTTTCTTTTTAGCAACAGTTTTTTTAGCAACCGTCCGTGTGGTGGCTTTCTTTAACGAAGGGGCTTTCTTCTTTGGGCGTGGCTCAAAGTCCTCGCTTGGAACAGGAAAAGGCCAAGCCGCTATTTCAGCTGGATCTGGTTCAAACTTACTTAGTGCCCACTGTAAAGCTTTTTTAATATGTTTTTTCATTTCTTTAGCCCTTTCAGGGTTTCCGCCAGCCTAGCCCGCTTACCCACCTTGCCGGGTTTCTTTGC